GAGATAAATACGAACGAATTATTCACCTTTTGCGTGAAATTGAATATGCTAGATCACAATTAGCACCACAAGATACAGGCCATATCAGCACTGCTATTGGATGGATGGAAAAGCGTGTGTCAGCTTTGACTGAAGAACTTAAAAAATCAAATGACACCCATTGAGATATTTGAATACAAACAAAAATGGAAACCTGGCTATGTAGTTAGACTTCACTCAGATCTAAGAAGCAAAGCTAAAGACTATTGTAAAATTCAGATGTTCAAACATCAATGGGATGTCACTGAGTATACTAATTCATATGAAGATACTTGGGTGTTTGAAAATAGATTAGATGCTACTAGCTTTGTGACACAATGGGATGAAAGGTTTGTAAATCAATAAGATGAATAATTATTTACTTGATAATTTTAATAACAACTCTTTAGAATATGATAATGAAAAATACACGTTTGATAAGTATGTATTAGGTATCATTCAAGAGGATTATCCCTATGTAGATGATTTATCAAAAATTCATACTCACGGACTTAGTGGTAATCAAGTACTTAAAATTAGTGAAAAGGTTCAAAAATCTTTTAGTAGTTACGAATTTAGTACTATGATTGATTTGTTTGCTGCCGAATATCTCCAACCGTTAATTGGAGACACAGAGTTTCTTGTCAAGAGGTATCCAACTTTAAATTTCGTTGTCCCTAATCAAGAAGAAATAGGTAGGCGTTTACCTTTTCATCAAGGTATTACCTATGATAATGGTCGGGGGCAAGGAACTATCTGGATGCCTTTAACAAAAACATTTGATAGTAATTCTATGTACGTTATTGATCATGAGAATAGTAAAAAAATTACATCTTTTGCTCTCAAAAATAAAATAACATTTGAAGAGTGGGAAAGGTTATGCTTACAGAGTGCTTATCCTATAAAATATGATGTTGGGTCTGCTCATCTTTTTCATCAAGAAATAATACACGGAAATGTTAATAATGTCACTGATAGCACTAGAATGGCTATTGATTGGCATATTCTACTAAAAGATGAAGAGTGTGGACGTAGAATTCCTGGGGGATTTTTTAGAAAAAAAGACGACTTTAAAACTACTACTTTAAATAACGATTCTCGTCAAAGTATTATTTACTTATCGTGTAATTCCTACTACGATAAAAACATTGTTAAAATACACCAAAATGATATAATAAAAAAATACTGTGACCAAAACCAGATAAAGTATAGTTTCAAATTAGAAGAAAACGATCATTTTACATGGCTGCCCTATTTAGAGAGCCTAATGGAGCATGATTACATAGGCACAATACTTATGCTTAGTATATTCAGCCTACCTGATGACAAAGAACGAAGAAGTACAATACTTCAAAAAGCAGTAAAAAATAAGAAAAAAATTGTTTTTGCAAATGAATTACAGACTATACAAAACTTAGACGATATAGCTACCGTTGAGTACTATAGAACTTTTGCTGTAAAGAAAAAAGGAAAGTATTATTGGGAATGATTTATGGTAGTGAAGGTTTAATTGATACAGATTTTACTATTAAAACTAATCTTGATACAGATAATCTAGTGTGGGAAGAAGCTTACTTATTAGCTGCTAACGAAACAGGGGTTTTGTTTGATTACAAAGGATCAAATGAAAATATAAAACAAGAGCAGTTATACCTCTCAAAAGGTATGAATCCTGAATCAAGTAAGCATTATGCTGTGTTTAACGTCTCCTTAGATTTAGATACTTTTTTCCCTAATCATCACTACTATGTGTCTTACTTAAAACTACCTGCTGGGTATAACTTGTGGTGGCATAGAGATTTTTATTATTCTTTTCTTAAAAAGCATAACATAAAAAATAGAAATAAAAACTCAATCAGAAGAACTATAATTAATATAAATAATTGGAGTCCAGGTCAGTTATTTCAAGTAGAAGATGCTATTGCAGTAAATTGGAAAAAAGGTGATTGTTATACTTTTAGAGAGAATATCTGGCATGGAGTAGGTAACTTCTCGCTTGAAGATTATTTAATCATGCAAATTACTTGGATAGACAAAAATGATATTTTATGAAAAATGTTTATTTAGCACAGTTTTCTACTGTCTCACTTGATACCTATTACTTTTTTCCTTATTCTGTAGGACTTATTCAGTCTTATGCTCATTCTGTACCTATAATTGCAAAAAATTACGATTTAAAACCTCTGCTGTGGAAGAAACTACCAATTGATGAGTTAGTAAACTCACTTGATAATCCTGCAGTATTTGGCTTTTCTAGCTATGTGTGGAATGCTAACTACAATTTACAACTCGCAAAAGCTGTTAAAGCTAGATACCCAGAGTGTATTATCGTGTTTGGGGGTCCTGGCGTTCCTGACGCAGATGCAGACTTCTTTGTTAATCATCCTTGGGTTGATTACCTAATCCACACTGAAGGCGAGCAGAGTTTTGCAAATCTTTTAGAGACTCTATTAAAAGGTCCTTGTAAAACTCATGTTGCAATTCCCAGTAACCGTACTAAATCACTTGACACAATTCCATCACCTTATCTATCTGGCGTATTTGATTCAGTGCTTGCAGAAGCAGCAGAACAGAAAGTAATCATCAATGCACTACTTGAAACTAACCGTGGTTGCCCTTTTAAATGTACCTTTTGTGATTGGGGAGGGCTCACTTTTTCTAAGATTCACTGTTTTGACTTAGACCGAATCAAGCAAGAGATAACCTGGCTAGGCAAAAACCAAATAGAGATGCTTAGTTTAGCTGACGCAAACTTTGGTATTTTTCCAGATCGTGATCTTGAGATAGCACAGTGGGCAATAAAAATTAAACAAGAGTATGGATTTCCAAAATACTTTGATACTTCTTGGACTAAAAACACTAAACCTGTGACTATTGAAACTGCTAAATTATTAATGCAGGCCGGTATGTTGCGCAAGTTTGTTATGAGCCTCCAAACCTTAGATATTCAAACTCTAAGCAATATCAAACGCAGAAACATTGATGGTAGTAAGTTTTCACAACTTATTGAAGATCGCAGTGTGAGTGTTTCAACAGAATTAATAGTTGGCTTACCAGGTGAAACTCTTGCGTCTTATAAACAAGGAGTGTGTCAGTTGATTGATGATGAGATTAAAATTATCACTAATCCACTTACTTTATTACCTAATTCTGAGATGAGTACTTCTGAGTATCGCTCTCAATGGTCAATCGAATCTGTTACCTTTAAAAGTTCGTGGTCTTCACATGGTATAGACGAGTGGGAAGAACTTGTGGTTGCTACCTCTTCTTATACTACTAAAGATTGGAGTGAAATGATACTTTGGGGTTGGCTCACAGTATTTTTAGAAACCTACTATTGGACTGATGTAATAGCAAAGAGTTATAACACACAAATGTGGTACGATTGGTGTTATGATTGGTTTAGAAAACATAATAATCCCCTTACTCCCTGGCTTTCAAGATGGGAAAATCATTTATCTGATGGACTAAGCTATGAATTATGGGGTGGAGGGGTTGGTACTACAGATTTAGATGCAAATCAAGCAATTATAGACAGTACTTGTTGGAATGAAACTTTAAAGCTATGTGTTAAAGAATTTTGTGATACACATTCTCTTCCTCATCCTTCTACTTATATACTAGAAACACAAGCTAATAGACATAAAGTTATAGACGGCTATTCATCGCTTTCACAACAGCTTGTCGCAAACCGTTGGAACTTTTTATCGCAAAATTTAGAGCACCAAGCTAACTAGATACAGCAAGTCCATACTTGTCAAATTGTCCTTTTATGTTTATACTACTTCAATAATGATGTTTTTAAGGATTATAATTAAATGATAGGAAATACCTTTTGGGAAGAGTTAGAGATTGATGCTGTTGAAGTAGGTGAAGATGTGAAACACAAGGCTCACACTTTAATTGATCATTGGGGTAGTAATTTGACTGAAAAAGACCTCTTAAATTTATCTGCTTACTCAAAGTGTGCTGATACACCTATTCAGTGTGCGTTAGCAAAAGCAGCCCTATCCTACTACCAAACTAAAAACTTTATTCCAGAACATATTCATTCAGATATGGATACAACTCCTAAGAAAAAGTGGTGGAAGTTTTGGACAGCCGTATGATTCAACTCTATGAAGCACGCTTAGATAACTGTCTTATGGCTCGCGACCGTTGTGAAGTAGACAGTTGGGGCTGGACGTTTTGGCAGTCTCGGTTTACAATACTACTTAGAAAAATGAATATTGAACTTACAGGGGCGAAGTGTTACGGTAGCACAGCTGGCTCCAACCCAGCGGGACAGGGTTCAATTCCTTGCGCCCCTGCCAATAAGGATTTACAATGACTGAAATTAAACAAGTAATGATGAGTGAAGACAGGTCTAGACGAGCTGAAATATTTTCAAAAAACGATGTTTGGCACGTTAATATGATTATTGGAGGACAGCTTATAGAGTGTCGTCCGATGATTTCTGATGGTACTGTACATTCGTTGCACTATGCAGAGGATGCAGCAGAAAACTGGTGTATGGGAATTATAGAGTAAGCGGGTATAGTATAATGGCTATTATTGCAGCCTTCCAAGCTGAGGATCGGAGTTCGAGTCTCCGTACCCGCTCCAACTTATGAATCAGTATAAAGATTTAAATCAAGTTAAATCTCTAATTAAACAAGCCTTTCTTATCAATCAAGTACTAGATGAATACAAGTTTACGAGTATTTTAGATATAGGTACTGGGCCTGGGATTATTAAAAGAGTTCTTGTCAAACAAGGTAAATTATGTGATACTGTAGAACAGTATCAGCAATGGGGAGACTTTACCTCCTTCAACCCTTCAATTGATTACAGAATGGGGTATTATAAAGATAGAAAGTGGGAACTTCCTGTACTAGATAAAACGTATGATTGTGTCGTACTTTCAAGGTTTTTTGATCTTTTTCATACTGAAGTTGATTTTGAGTCTGTAGTAACAACATTGACCATGTTATACTCTAAAAATATTTTGATTCTACATAATCCAACAGCGTGGAGACTTAATACCCACGTGCAATCAATAGCAAAACGCCATGACACTTTCCTATGGCCTATATATGTGTTACAGAGGTAGAGAGATAAACAGATGTTTCTTAAAGAAGTTTCTATAAATTACAACTTTGATTTTATCTACGATATTGATTGGGAACAGTTTGAGCACGACTGTTTAGGGCATCAACAAGTAGAACTTAAAGATATTCACGATAAAGTTGGTGGCTTTCCTAAATCATTAAGTCATTATAACACTATGTTTTATCAAAAATTCTTTGATAACAGTGAAATAGATTATACAGATTTAGGTAATCAACTAGGTATAGAGGCAATTACTGTATCAATGATTAAACAACCACCTGGCATGACTAACCCTATGCACCGCGATACTTTTTACCAGATCAATAAGAAATTTCCAAATGAAGAAAGAACAAAAGTCAGAGCTAACTTACAGCTGTTAGACTGGAAAGCAGGACACTTCTTACAGTTTAATGACACAGTAGTTACGCACTGGAAAGCAAATACGGGACATATGTGGGATTCAACAGTTCTTCATTTAGCAGCAAATGCAGGTCTAGAAGACCGTTATTCACTTCAAGTTTCAGGATTTTTAAACTCTTAATGGTTCGCTATACAAATCTTCCCGACAATAAGAACAAACCTTTTGGAGGTGCTTACAGTGTTTATGATGAAAATACTGTATCTCATCGCGACTACTTAATTCAAGAGTATGCAAAAGATACTTTAAGTCTCGACTTTGAGCAACTTAAACTTGATTATTTTGATGAATTTAAACACTTTCTCGGAAATTCTCATAATTTAATTGGTCTTGATTCTTACATTCATTCTTGTTTTACTCAAGGCACGACTGAATCCTTTACTCATTTTTATATTAGATATAGAAATAAAAACAGATTGAGGCTTGCTCGTGGAGAGTATTTTTATCATCAGATGATAAAATCTATGTACTATCCTATGCGCTTTGATTGGTTAGAAGATGATGAGCTAAAACAAGGAGACGTGTTAGTAATTAGTGCTCCTTTTTCTGATACTTGTGAACTATATCCAAATCTTGAGCAAATACTATGTGAGTGTGATGAAAAAGAAATACCTGTTCTTTTGGATCTTGCATATCTTAATATTGCAATTGATTTGGAGATAGACTTATCGCACCCTTGTTTAGAGTATGTTGTGTCTTCTCTTTCTAAAGTTTTTCCTGTAGAGAATCATAGGATAGGTATCAGATTACAAAAAGAGATATTTGAAGACCCGTTATATGTAATTAACGAGCCCAATTATAACTATATTAATATGTTAAGCGTGTACTTAGGTTTAAAAATGATGCAAGAGTTTGGTCCTACCTATATTTACAATAAATACGTAAATAAACAGCAAGAGTACTGTATGAAATTAGGTCTTAAACCTACTTCTTGTGTGTATTTTGGGTTAGATCTTGATAACAAATTTCCAGAATATAATAGAGGTAGAGAACATAATCGTTTGTGTTTTTCTAGATTATGGGATGGTAGAATGACTTATGAACCTCCTATTTGATTCATTAAATAAACCTAATTTA